ATACCACCATCATCGATGATCTGGTCCAGCTCGTCTTCGGTGTAGATCTTCTTCAGATCGCCGGCGGCTTTCTCAGCGGCAGCCTTTTCCTCAGCAATCTTCTCTTCTGCGGTCTGAACCGCGAAGACTTCTTTCTTCGGCGCGCGCTGTTCGCTTTCGACAACCAGGCGCTGAGCGATACCGGCAGGGTTTTCCTTGCCGTTCTCTGCGATCTCGTCAAATTCCATGATTGCCGCGAGGCGATCTCGCTCGTGCTGCGGAATAGGTTCTACCGAGACACCATCCTTGAATTCGTAGACGCTGATCGGCCCGGAGTAATTCTGGAACCCCTTTTGCGTCAGTTTCAGGAACTTCTTTTCAGCCATTGTGTTTCCTCATGTGAAAAGGGCGGGAATTGCTCCCGCCCTATCATAAGTAATCATTTACTTACCATCAAGGGCAAGCTTAGATGTTGGTCACGCCTTTGACGCGCGAAACAGCGTGGGTGGCTTTCAGGGCCGCAGCCACATACCACTTCATCCGCCAGCGGGTCGCGTCTTTGTTTTCCAACAGGCCGACTTTTTCCATGCGGAAACCGGCTGCAGGGCCGCCAAAGATACCGTGGAAACCATCGGCTTCGTTCAGACGCAGAGCGTAGATCGAGGTCGAGTTGTTCTCGGTGCCCTGAACTTCGTCAGTCGGCAGGAAGTCGTTGATGATGACCGGGGTGCCATCATACGCCTTCACAGCGCGGCCGAAGTTGTCCAGCATGATGTGGTCGGCAGTGTTGCCACCCATCGTGCGGTTCAGAGCGCGGATTGCACGCCAGGTGCCCTGACGCATCATCAGCACGTCTGCGCCCAGTTTCACTGCGTCCTTCAGTTCGTCCAGCATTGCGAACGAAACAGCGGCACCGTTTGCGCCGGCGGTCAGGGTCTGAGCGGCCGGAGTCAGAGTGCGCAGACCGTCGAAGGTCTTCGGCAGAGTGGTTGCGTTACCGTTGACCAGGACATTCCGGAAGTCGCGGCCCATACCTTTCGCCTTGGCGGCGATCTGGATGGCGACCTGGTTGTTCAGGTTCGACTGAACCTCGTCCTGGAAGTTGTCGATGTCGACCTGACCAGCAAGACGCTTCAGCTTGACCGACACAGGGTCGAACTCAGCTGCGCTCTCTTCCAGGTCTTCGTAGGCCGAGAACCATGCACCACCGGGTGCAGTTTTCTCACGGACGTAGGAATAAACCTCGTCTTTTGCTTCCACGAACGGAAGCAGGGCGAACAGTTCATCGTTGTCGATGATCTCTTCGATTACGCCGCGCTGACGATCCTCAATCGACAGCTTTTCGGCTTCTGCTGCAAGCAAAGGCATGTATCTTCTCTCCTTGGGATCACCATTGCGATATAAGTCACCACTTACTTACCACAACAGCGACCCCTTGCTCAAGGAGAAAGTGACATTTTAGCCACAGTTACGTGATATTTAGAGCTCACCGTCCTTGGAGAGCGACGCAACGATGCGACTTGCGCCAGTCAGACCGGGATCTTTCGGCTTCGGTTTGCCGGCCGGCGTCTGACTTTTCGACTTACTGCCCGGCGCCATCTTGGTCTTGATCAGCGTGTCCTTGTCCGGATCAGCATCGACCAGGCGTTTCAGACCTTCCTCAAAAGAGAGAGCATTGCCTGCGCCATCGACCATCACGGTGCGATCTTTTGCAGTCGAAGGCTTATCAAACACAACGACCTCGCCGTCCTGCAGACCGACATGGCTGCCATAAAGCTGGCGTGCCTTGTTTGCAGACAGGATCAGCTCGTCCTGAATGAATTTCGATGTCGAGAAGGACTGACCAACCGTCAGCTTGTCGATGGTTCCGTCTTTCGAGGCCACCTGCTCTTTCAGAGCCGCGATCTCAGCTTTTGCAGCTTCCATCTCTTTGGCATGCTCGGTCGCCATCATTTCCTTGACGCGCTCGAACTCGCCGCTGGCTTCCAGCTTGGCCTGCTCAGCGTCTTTTTCCGCCTGGATCAACTCCTTGACCTTGGCCGGATCGACATCGCCGAATTCAGCCAGCTTGGCGCGCGCATCCGCGGCCTCGTCCTGGGCTTCTTTCAGCTTGGTTTTCTTGTCCATGACTTCGCGCAGCAACTCGGCCTTTTCCTCGGCCAGTTTCTTTGCGTCTTCGTCACCACCTTTGGCGGCTTCAGCAGCAGCTTCAGCTTCGGCCTTGGCCTTTGCTTCGGCTTCTTCAGCAGCTTTCAGGTCAGCCGCTTCTTGTGCGGCCTTCGCTTCAGCAGCAGCTTGTGCGGCTGCGTCGTCATTCGGTGCGCCGCCGGTGCCACCTTCATTCGGCTTGTCAAAAACCATAGCCGAGGTGCCCATGCGCAGGAATGCAGGGTTAAAGCGTTTCATATTGTCTCCTTCGCCCAGTCTCTCGGGCATCCGTTGGTGCGCTCATGCGCGGTTGTAGGCCAGTATCTCGGCCGGAACTGGTTCAGGACGATGTAGCCGGTTTCTTGGCATCATCCTTGGTGTCGGGGGTGTCCTGCGTGACCGAACCCTGACGGCTTGAAGCCGCGGCGGGTTTGTCACCGGACGGTTTAGGCATCTGGCTGGCATCCGGCGTGGATTTCCACGACTTGATGTCATTCAGGATGCGTTCCTTGATGTCGTCCTTCAGTTGCGGGAAGATCTTGTCGACCATCATCCGCAGTTGTTCACGACGCATCTCGTCAGGCGCGTTGATCTTCTGAAGGGCTTCGGCTGTCACCAGATCATCTACCAGACGCATCACGTCGAAGGTTGTCGGATAAGTGACCAGCTTTTTGGTGTAGTCTTTCTCGCCCAGCCACAGCATGACCATGTGAACCAGCCAGTTCTCGGCCGCTTCACAGCTTGCCGCCTTGGACAGGAGCAGCGAGTTCACGCGCTCGAAGTCATAGGCCTTGGCCACGCCGGAGCTGTTGTCGATTCCAACCGCGTTGTCTTCCTTGGTGCGCTCACCGGCCAGGCCGACCGTGTGGTAGATCTCGTTGATGATCTTGTTGATCACCGTCAGGATCACGTTGGCCTGTTTCGGGTCGGGCGACAGGAATTCAGGCTTGGCTGAAGAGCCCTGCCCGCTGTCATAGACAAAGATCCGCTTGGTGCCCATGTCGAGCACCTTGTTATACATATCGTCGCCGCGCTGGATCGCCTGCGCCGGGATCGCAAGTTGGCTGAAGGTCTGGTCCTGAATGATCGCGTCGAGGTTTGACAGGTAGTTTGCGACCGCGCGGTCCAGGTAAGCGATGTCATCGATCAGGCCCGGGCAGTGATACGGATCTGAACTGACGGTGTGATCGACCAGGCGCACAGGCACCTCGCCCAGATTGTGCGTGCCGGCATCGACCTCTTCCACCTTGTAGACACTGTTGCGCCCGGAGCGGAACTTCTCTTCGGTTTCTTTGTAGAGCACCCAGCCGGTGCGCGTCCAAAGACGAATGCGCTCCTCGACAACCCCGGTGCTGTTCACCGGGTCTGCGTCATCACGCACCCACTCGCGCAGCTTGATCCAGAGCAGCTCACCGTCACCATCTTCGTCCCAGGCGTAATCCAGAACGTCCTGCGCGCCGACGGCGTAAGCATAGATGCGCGAGCCTTCGACCTCGGCCAGCGACATCGGCTGAGGGTTGCCCTCTGCATCGGTCTTGGCTTCGAGGTTGTTGTCCACGACGATTGCGATCCGGCCGCCAATCGAGGATTTCACCGACGCCTGGCGCATCAACTGACCGATATCGAAACCGTTCAGCATCGCCTTTTCCCAAAACTTGGTTACGGCATCCGGCGCATCTTCCTCGTTCCGGGCGATCTTGGCCTTGAACAGGTATTTCTGCACCAGCTCCACCACCTCGCGCGTGTGGTTGAAGCGGTAGGCGCGCTTTTTGCGATCCTTGAATTCTGTCGGACCTTCCTTGAGGTATTTGAACAGGTTCTCTTCGAACCATGCCCGGCCACCCTTGTAGGTCGCATCGAGGAACTTCCAATGATCTGCCAGCTCGGCATACATCGGATGACGCCGGTCATAGAAGGCGCGCAAGGTTTCCGCTTGGGTGTTGTCTACTTTGGCCGGCATGAAGGTTCCTTTCTCGCTGAATAATAAGTAAATCGTTACTTATATGCAAGATCAAATGGAAACCCCGAGAATATCCACCTTCCGCATCGGGTGCCGATAGTCGATGTAATAGCCGAACGCATCCATTGCGTGCTCTGTGCCTTGGCTCTTATCAACCTCGCGCGTCCCGGGCTTGTAGATCGTCTGCTCTGCGCTATCGATGAATTTCCGGCAGTTCTGATTGACACGCAGCATGATGGAATCATCGGCTGCGCGCATCACCCGGTTCACCGCGTTCACACGATCCATAACCAGCGGGTGCTTGGCCTTGTAATAGAGATTGTCGAACCCTGCCTCGCGCAAGATGTCGAGCGAGCTTTCACCGCGGTCGTGGTTTCTGTTACTGCCTGCAGGGTCAGGATAGATCGAAATCTGATCCATGTATTTGTAATAGCGTCGGGCCAGCTCGTCGGCTGTCTCCTGCGCGTTCGATCCGTAGAGCACGCATTCATCCACGATCCAGATCTCGCCATTGGCCTGCTCCTGGCAGATGATGGCCGACATCGGGTCGATGTTGAAGTCCATGCCGATATAGATCGGCAGGTGCGGATTGAAGGCATAGTCGCCGACATGGATGTTGCGGTCGAACTGGTAGTAGACCCGGCCGGACATGGTCTCGAAGCTGGCCTCGAATTCCTGGCGGAAGGATTTCGGGTCCATATCGCGCCGGCGGGCCTCGATCTCCTGCCGCGGAATGAACGGCGAGGTGATGGTCGGGAACTGCCAGCTCATCCACTCGTTGGCCACATCCCGGCCGCGCGCATCCTTCACGATCCGGGAGCGCTGACCCAGAATGTAGCGGTCATAGAGCCAGTTGTAGGATTTGGGCGTGCCGATGAAGATGGCGTTACCATGCGTGGTCGCCAGGGTCGGCTGCAGAACCATCTCCCAGGTTTCTTCTTTGATGTCCTGCGCCTCGTCGATGACCACGAAGTTCAGACCAACACCGCGGAGCGTGTCCGGCTTGTCGGCACCCTTCAGGGCGATCTTCGAGCCGTTGACCAGCTTGATCTCCATCCGGGTTTCGTTTGTCTTCTTGATCCAGGCACGCGGGATCGAGGCACGCAGTTCGTCCCACAGAATGTCGCGCGCCATCTGGTAGGTCGGCGCCACATACCAGACGAGCTGGTTTCGCTTCTTCGCCGCGGCCATGACCAGTGAGATCCGCGC